GCTCCGACGCAAGATGAACGAGGAGCATGGCGCGCGCGAGCTCCTCGTTCATCTTGCGTCGGAGCAGAGCCCACAGGTAGGTCCAGACCTGGAAGTTCTGAACGGTCGAGAGGTCGATCTCGGTATCCCTGTCCAGACGGGTCTTGACGTAGACGGTGTGCGGGCTGGTCTCGCGCTGGTTCAGCTCGGTGACGATGTCCAGCTTACGGGATCCCGTGATGTAACCCCGAGCTCGAAGCTCGTCAGCGGTGAGATCGGCGTAACGGGTCTTGAAACGGGCGTAGGGCAGCTTCCGGATACCGTTGAGCAGCTGAGTGACCCAGGTCTGATCGCGGTCGAGCTGCTTGATCTCGCCGGTGACCTGGGCCTCCGGGAAGAGCACCTCTGGCGACCTCAGACCATAGGTCTCGGCGTGCGCCAGATAGGCCTTCCGGAACGAGCCCATGGACAGGATGTCGTGCCCGATGGCCTCCCTCGCGGCGTCGATGTCGACGTCGCTCTTGAGGGTGGCGGTGCCCCCCTCGAAGACGTTGTGCGACACGTCTTCCTCCTTCTTATCGTTGTCGTCGGAGTCGGCCTCTCCGGCCTTCTTGAGGGCGGCCTCGACGATGACGCCGACGGCCTCCTTCTGCTTGTCGGAGAAGTCGTTCCAGATGTCCTCCACCGTCTCCTCGTCGTCCTCTTCGGAATCTCCGTCATCGGAAGATTCCGAACCGCCGTCGTCAGCATGCGACAGAGTATCGCCGAAGACGGCCACGAAGGCCTCCGCGTCCTCGAGATCCCCATAGCTGTGCTGAATGTACATCTCGTCGATCTTCGCCTCAGGGTTGGCTCCCTTGAGGACGAGCGAGATCTCGGCGAGATCGGCGTGGGTGACGACCGTGCCGTTCTTCTCGACACCGGTGGCGAAGACGGACAGACTGTTGAGCGTACCGTGCTCCACCTTAGTGCGGGCGGACCGCCCCTCAGGGGTGTCGTCGAAGAAGATGTCGGCGCGCACCCCCTCGGGCATGTCCTTGACGCGGGCGTGGCCGAGGACGTTACTGATCGACTGGTGGTTGTGCTGGAAGACGACGGGCACCTGGCCGCCATCGTTTCGTGCGAAGGCGCCGGGGGCCAGAGTGAGGCCGTCCGCGCAGGTGACGTTGTACCTCGTCGCCCACCCGGAGACGTCGGGCTTCCGCTTACCTCCCATTATGACTCCTCTCTCGGGTCGGCGTAGGGCCGGGCCACGGAGGGTCTGGCCGCCGACGTCTGGTTGTTGATGTTGGCATTGACGAGCTCGTCAGCGCGCGGATCGTCGGACATGACCAGCCCGAGCTTGTCGCGGACCTCGTTCGAGGACATGATCTCGGCGGAGGTGAACGCCTGCGCGAGGTCGCCCAGTTGCCCCATGGGGACGAGCCTGAACGGATCACGAAACCAGGCGATTCGCTGACCCTGGGATCGAGCGGTCCTGCCGAGGAACGTCCCGGTCATCGCCTTGACGATCTCGTCGAGGATGGGGTTCACGGTCCGGTTGTAGTACGTGAGCATCTGAAGCTCCGTGGCCTTGCCCATGAACACCTCCTCGCCGACTCCGAGGGACGAGTAGACCTGGTTGGTGAGCCATGTCACCTGGTCCATCAGATTGTTCGTCGACGCGCGGTTCAGCTGAACGACCTGTCCGCCGGGATCGAGGAACGCGAACCCGTACTTGCTGTTCTCCATCTGCTGCTCGAGCTCCTGCTGACGGAGCTTGGCGCGCTTGGAGCGCATCTCGGTGTTCACGACGTACGGGAGCTGGATCAGGACGTCGAGCTTGCCCGAGCCGGACTGCTTGTCGATAGCGTCCAGGATCGCCAGCTTGTTGATGAGCCGCTGAAGATCCGAGTTCGGCCGGTTCATCACCTCGTACAGGGGGTTGTTGACGATCGCCACGACCTCCTTCGGGAGGATGATCCGCTTCCGATCTCCCGATCGGTCGTCGTAGATGTCGAGCTCCACATGCCGGGGGAACCACTGCGTGATCCTCCCGACCCGGAGGGAATCCACCTCGTACGAGTCAGTGGTCGTCGGGTCGGCCGAGGTGTCGACGGCGACGATCGCTGCGGAGCCCTCCTCGAACATGATCCAGACGAGTTCCTGAACCAGGCGGTCCCATGTCTGGTCGATGTTCGCGTACAGCGAAAGCCTCTCGGCGAGACGGGACGTCTTATCGCTGACGTACGACCCGGACTCGTTCACCCGGACGTGCTTGAACGCGACGCTCGCGACGTCCAGCGCGATCTGGTTGTACAGCTTCGCGACGATCGAGTCCTTCGAGACCGCACTGGGCCAGAAGAACCGCGAAGATCCCTGAGAGACGGAACCGCCGACGTCAGCGGGGGTCCTTCCCTCGAGTTTGAAGGCGGACCAGGCCCGCCTGATACGGTCAGAGATGGCCATGAGCCTCCTTCACTCGAACAGCTCGCGATGGTTCTTGTACGCCACGTAGGCGTCCATGAGCGCCGCCACGGCGTCGATCTTCTGGTCCCGGCGCTTCTTGTACAGCTTCCGGTTGCCGTTCGTGTCCTCGAGCGTGATGCAGTTCCCCATCGCCCAGCCGAACAGGTCCTGATCGAACAGGAGCCGCCGGTCGGTGGCGAGGATCTTGATCTCCCCGAGCGGAACGGACTCGGTCCTGGCGCCCTGGATGACCTTCTCGATCCCGTACGGGCCGTTCTCGGTCTCCCAACGCTTGATGAAGTCCTTGGCGTTGTACGGGTCGTACCCGACGGACACAACGTCGTACTCGTTCTCCTCGATGAACTTCCAAAGATCCTCGTAGACGTCCATCATGTCGAGGACGGCGCCCTCGAGGACCTGTAGTCCCCCCTCCTCGATGAACGTGTCGTACTTCAACCGCATGGCGGCCGGAAGGAGCGACAGCGTTCTCGAGGATATGTAGCAGTGCGTCTTCACACCGAACGTCCCGTTCTTGTTGGGGAACAGGAACGTGAATGCGCAGAAGTCGTCGCCCTGCGAGAGGTCGGCGCCCATCGCGCACTGCATTCTCCAGTACTCCTTGCGGCGGTGCGGAAGCGTCTCCTCATACGTGAAGTAATACGTGTACCCCTCCATGGGTATCCCGAACCGCTTCGCGAGAATATCGTTACGCAGAGCCGGATTGGCCTCGGCCCTGGCGACGGCGCGCTCGTAGGTCTCGTAGGAGACGGTGAACCCGATGTTCGGGTTCGCCTTCATCCAGGTCGCCGGGTCCGGGACCTCCTTGATGTCGTCCAGGCGGTAGTAGAATATGGAGGTGTGGGGATCCTCCTCCTCGCCGCGCAGGATTCGCATCAGCTCCATCTTCTTGGTGTCACCGACGCCGTTGCGGACGGTGCCCTCGGACGAGGTGGCCACGATGAGCCAGCCCTCGACCTTGGACGCCCCCTGCTCGAGCGCCTCGACCACGTCCTCGCGCGTATCGCCCGAGAGCCACTCATCCACTGTGCAGACCTTGGGCCTGAGCGACTGGAGCTTGTCGATGGTCATGGGACGGATCTCGAGAATGCTGTTGGTCAGGAAGTTCTGGATCCCCTTCTTGGTGGGGGAGAGCAGCTTCCTGTCCGCGGGCCTTCCCGAGGTCGCCATGATCGAACCGGCGGTGAGGAACTTGTAAAGGGGGCCGCGAGCGCGGGTGATCGCGGTGGCGATCGGTGACATGACCTCCTCGGCGAGCTTCATCGTCGGGGCGGTGGTGATCTGATGCGTCGTGGACGTGTCGATGTTCAGGAAGTAGTTCTGGATCACCGACGCGTACATACTCTTCGCGGCGCCGCGGGCGACGATCAGGTACTGCTTGTCGATCAGGCGCTTGAGGACGCGGCGCTGCTCGAAGTGCCCACCCGGTCCGTCGCCGTCCTTGACATAGACGGACCGGGTGGTGTAGTAGTACCAACCGAAGACCTGCTCCCCCCACAGCTTGAACGAGTCGAGCAGGACCAGCGGCTCGCCGTCGGTGAGCGTCAACTCGGCCTCGCAGTAGCGGATCCAGCCCTCCACGGCCTCGTCGTCATACCAGATGTTCCGGTCGGCGACGAGGGCGTCGATGCGGTTCATCTCCATCGAGATCTCACGGCATACCGGTATCTCCCCGCGGAGGACCTTGTTCCGGAACTCGGCGTAGTAGCGCGGTACGGCCGTGTTGGAGAGCATCAGTCGATCTCTCCCAGAATATCGACGACGATGCCGTCCAGACCCTCGTGACCGAACCCGAACCGGCGCTTCTTGCGCTTCCCGGTGGAGCCCGGACGTCCCTGCTCGGCGCCACGGCCCTTGCGGTCGGTGTTCGACGAGTCGTTGTCGTAGGACTGACCCGAGCCGGAATGGCCGGGACGCCCTTGAGTGGCGATGGGCTTGCGCGGAAGGGCGGCGATCGGCGGACGCGATGAGGATTCGCCGTACGACTTGCTCTTCACAGTTGCATCCGGGACGGTCACGGAGGGCGCCTCGGCCGACCCGGACTTCTTCCGCCGGAACGGGCTCTTGAAGCCGCCACGCGAGGACCGTCCGGAAGCACCGCCCATGGGGGGCGGCGGGACGCTTCCAGAGGGCTTAGGGCGAGGTCTGGGAGGCCATTCCTCATGGGGTCGAGAGTAATCGCCTTTCCAGGGGCCGAAAGAAGACGGTTTACCGCGAGGATTGGATTTGTCGCCTCCTCCGGAAGGTTTCTTGGGCTCGTCTCCTCCCTCGCCCCTCTTCTGATCGCCCTTGAGCCCCTTGAGGACCTTCTCGGCGACCTCGTCGGTCTTGGACTTCTTGGGCGCTGCTCGAAGTGCCGGGGGGAGCACGTTGTTGAGGACGTTCGTGAGCGCCCCGGTGAGAACCTTCTTGCCGGCCGCCTCGGCGGAGCCGTAGATGATGTTCTCGACGACCTGGCGCCCCCGGCTCTTCTCCTTGGGCGGAGGGGCCGTGAGCTGGGCGTACTCCCGCTGGAGCTTGATGCGGTTGATGGCGTTCCGGAGCTCGGTGTCGCTCATCGCGTGCATTCCCATGCTCTGGCGATGCTCCGACGCGGTTCCCTCCCCCTCGGCCTTCGGCTTGCGCTTGGACGGAGGGGTCGATCCCCGAGTCGTGGCCTTGCGGACGCCCCATTTCATGCCCTTGACACCGAAGTGGGCAATGGTGCCGGTCATTGGACCTCCAGAGAATATGACAGACGCACCTTCGCCTCCTCGAGGATCTTCTCGAGGGCCGAGGTGACGAAGGAGTACTGAGACGGGTCGAACGTCAGCCGACAGTGAAGCGACACTATCTCACGGATGTTGTCCAAGTGGGTTCCGATATACAGATTCTCCCACTCGAGCGAGTCGTCGACCACTCTGGGCTCGACGGGCAGCCCGATCTGCTGAACGATGGCCAGAGCCGCGTTGATGTGGAGGCACAGCTCGGTGTCGAACGTCCGGTCCTCGGGTTCGACACCGAGTGTGTGCTTCACGTCCCTGAGGATCGAGCTCATGTCACCTCCAAGGCGTGGTATCCCCCGGAGCGCGCTCGACGAGCGTCTGGGGGAGTAGATCGAACGATCCGTAGTGGATCGCGTTGTGAGTGTTGTGCGATACGGTGATCAGGAACTCCGGATCCAGGATCGCGGGGTCGCCCGACAGAATATCCTCCTCGATGAGGGGGTTCATGTGGTGGACGATGGCACCCGGACCGGCCGGATAGCCCTCGAAGCCCATATCGAACCCGAGGTCGCGGGCTATGACGTGACGACGCGCCTTCTTCCACTCCTTGGACTGGTAGAAGGCCTGGTTCACGCGACGGGCGAAACCGAAGGTCTCGCGGCCGGGCGTTCCGAGGAGTTTCAGGTAGTCGAACCGCTCCTCGTAGGTCCTGAGGCGGGACAGCTCGCTGTAGGTCCTAATCATCTGTGCTCGCCGTGCTCCTGTAGCCGGCGAAGGCCTTCAGGGCCTCCTCGAACAGCTCGTCGGTCCTGGCCTGGACCTCGAGGGCCTTGGCCTTGGCGCGCAGCATCTCGTTCTCGGCCTTGAGCTTCTCCATCTCGAGCTTGGAACGCTCGGATCCGAGCCTCACGAAGTGCAGAATAACGCCCGGCGGAGCCTCTCCGGACTCCATGAGTTTCTGCGCCTCGCCCATTGCCAGGGAGATCAGCTTGTTCTCATAGGCCTCGTCCGAGGATGGAGGCGTCATGGGCATGATGCGCTCCTTTCTCGGGAGGTTTTCGAGGAGTTTGTGGCCGCACCGACAGACCTGGAGAACACCCGCGTGAAAGGAACAAAACACGGATTGCCGATGCGACCGCAGACCCCTCGAAAATATCCCTCCGGGGG